GATTGAACTGGCATACACCATGGCATACGATGCTAAGGTGAATTATGAAGATGTGTTTAGTCAGGTTCGCATGTGGGATAACTACATTTATTGCGAACTACTAAAGCGTAAGATTGCAATCCCTCCTAAGAAGGAGAGTGCTGTTAAGACTGAGAAGTATGCAGGTGCTTATGTCAAGGAACCGAAACCAGGATTCTATGATTGGGTGGTCAGTTTTGATCTCAATTCTCTGTATCCTCACCTTATTATGCAGTACAATATCTCACCAGAGACGCTCCAAGATGCCAGACATCCATCAGTCACCGTTGATAAAATACTTGAGAAACAGGTAGAGATTGACGGTGAGTTTTCTGTGTGTGCTAACGGCGCACAGTATCGTAAGGATAAGCATGGGTTTCTTCCTCAGATGATGAAGAAGATGTATGACAGTCGTGTCATCTTCAAGAAGAAGATGATCAAAGCAAAACAACAGTATGAGAAAACTCCTACTGTTGAACTCATGAAAGAGATCGCCCGCTGCAATAATATTCAGATGGCAAAGAAGATCTCTTTGAACTCTGCTTATGGTGCTATCGGTAACGAACACTTCCGCTATTATCGTCTTGCTAATGCTGAAGCAATCACGTTGAGTGGTCAGGTTTCGATCCGTTGGATTGAAAACCGTATGAACGAATACCTAAATAAGTTGCTCTCCACAGATAAGGAGGATTATGTCATTGCATCCGACACTGACAGTATCTATCTTAACCTTGGACCTCTTGTTAATAAATTTCTTAGTTCTAAGTCTGGCGACAAAGCAACAGTTGTGGCGCTACTTGACAAGATCTGCCAAGAGAAACTGGAACCTTTTATTGAACGTTCATATCAAGAACTTGCGGATTACGTTTCGGCATATGACCAGAAGATGAGCATGAAGCGAGAGAACATCGCTGATCGTGGTATCTGGACTGCAAAGAAACGTTACATCCTGAATGTATGGGACAGTGAGGGCGTTAGATACAAAGAACCCAAGATGAAGATCATGGGTCTTGAAACTGCTAGGTCATCGACACCAGCGTATTTTAGGGACAAATTGTATGCAGCGTTTAAGATTATTATCGGCAAGACAAATGATGAACTTATCAATTTCATCAATGATGTGCGAACAGAAACACGATTGCGTCCTTATGAAGAAGTTGCATTCCCTAGGGGAGTCAACAACCTCGCAAAGTATAGACACCCAACTGAAATCTATACAAAAGGAACACCTATCCATGTGCGAGGGGCGCTGCTTTATAACCACTATGTTAGAAAGCACAAAGTAGAAAACAAACATCCTCTCATTCAGGAAGGTGAGAAGATCAAGTTCATGTACCTCAAGACACCAAACCCACTCCACGAGAATGCTATTAGCTTCTTTGGTGAGTTGCCGAAGGAGTTTGGTATCGAGAAATATGTGGACTATCAAACACAGTTTGAGAAATCATTTCTCGAACCGCTCAAGAACGTGCTACAATGTATTGGTTGGACCCACGAGAAAACCATCACCATTTCTAGTTTCTTTTCATGAGCAAGAAAATTTTTGTAGTCACATGGACTAATCATGTCGTGGGTCAAGTCGGTCCCGAGGAGATTAAGTGCTTTGAGGACTACAATACCGCTATGGCATTTGCCAAACTAATGCGGAACGATTATAATTATGTCAACTTTTATGAGGATGAAGCAACACAATGGGATTCTTAGATACCGTAATTAAAGACAGTGGAAACGAGTTTGCTGGTCTGGTTAGCGAAGGAGTCGCTGCTGGAGATATTACTGATTACGTTGATACTGGCAGTTATATCTTTAACGCCTTGGTTAGTGGTTCGCTTTTTGGAGGTCTTCCTTCAAACAAAGTCACCGCTCTTGCAGGAGAGAGCAGCACTGGGAAGACTTTCTTTGCTCTTAGTGTCGTTCGTAATTTCCTTGATGCTAATCCTACAGGCGGCGTCATTTATTTTGAAACTGAATCCGCCATTTCCCGTGACATGATTGAGTCTCGTGGAATTGATTCCAAACGTATGGTTCTGTTTCCTGTAGCTACGATTGAAGAGTTCAGGACACAGGCATGTCGCATCGTTGACAAGTATATGAAGGAACCTAAAGAAGACAGGCAACCTATGATGTTTGTTCTAGACTCTCTTGGTATGCTTTCAACAACCAAGGAGATGGAAGATGTTGCGAATGATAAACAAGTTCGTGACATGACAAAATCCCAGTTGATCAAAGGTGCCTTCCGTGTTTTGACTTTGAAACTTGGACAAGCACAGGTGCCTATGATCGTCACCAACCATACATATGATGTGATTGGTTCCTATATGCCTGCAAAGGAAATGGGAGGTGGCACAGGTCTTAAGTATGCTGCTTCTACTATCATCTATCTTACTAAATCCAAGGAACGTGATAGCAAGAAAGAGGTGGTGGGTAACATCATCAAATGTGAGGCGAAGAAGTCTCGATTAACAGTGGAGGGAAGTAAAGTTGCAACACGTCTATTTTTTGACGAGCGAGGTCTTGACAAATACTACGGCTTACTGGAACTGGGTGAACAGTACGGGGTCTTCCAGCGGAAGGGGAATCGGGTTATTGTTGGGGAATCTACCGTTTATCCTTCTGCTATACTTGCTGATCCCGAAAAATATTTCACCCCCGAAGTGATGGAAAAACTAGAAGAAGCAGCAAAGCAAGAATTCTCCTATGGCAATTGAACGCATTGAAACAACTATCTTACGAAACCTCCTTCACAACGAAGAGTATTATCGTAAGGTAGTGCCTTTTCTCAAAGCAGAATATTATGAGAACTACCACGAGAAAGTTATCTACGAAGAGATTGCTGACTTCGCTTCTAAGTATGACAAAGTTCCTACTCAAGAAGTCCTTACGATTAATCTCCAGAATCGTAATGACCTTACTGACGACACGTACAAAGATTCGATACAGACGATATCCGACCTATCAGACGAATGGGTCGATTACGAATGGTTGCTCGATGCAACAGAAAAGTTCTGCAAAGACAGAGCTATATACCTTGCCCTCATGCAATCAATCAAGATCGCGGACGGAGGCGATAAGAAGGTTTCGCGAGATGCGATACCCTCGATACTCCAAGAAGCCTTGGCGGTATCGTTCGACGAACACATAGGACACGATTACATTGAACAAGCAACAGACAGATATGAATTCTACCATCGCAAGGAAGAGAAAGTCCCCTTTGACCTTGATAAGTTTAACTTCATTACAAAAGGTGGTCTCTCTAACAAGACTCTCAATGTCGCTCTTGCTGGAACGGGCGTCGGGAAGTCTCTATTCATGTGCCATTGCGCTGGTGCCGCACTCACACAGGGCTACAACGTACTCTATATTACATGTGAGATGGCAGAGGAAAAAATTGCTGAACGAATTGACGCAAACCTTCTGAATGTCAATGTAAAAGATATTGTAGAACTACCTGAAGTTCTATTCTCTAGTAAGGTTCAAGAGATCGCTAGAAAAACTAGAGGAAAACTTATCATCAAAGAGTATCCAACTGCATCAGCACATGCTGGTCATTTCAAGGCACTCTTAAGCGATCTCAAGTTGAAGAAAGATATCAAACCTGACATCATCTTCGTGGACTATCTTAATATCTGTGCATCAGTGAGGTACAAAGGTGCGGTTGTCAACAGTTACACGTATGTTAAAGCGATTGCTGAGGAGCTTCGCGGTCTTGCTGTGGAAGTTGGGGTCCCTATTGTTAGTGCCACTCAGACTACTCGTAGTGGTTTTGGCAATAGTGATCCAGATCTTACCGATACTTCTGAGTCTTTTGGTCTACCTGCCACTGCTGATTTTATGTTTGCCCTTATCTCTACTGAGGAGTTGGAACAACAGGGTCGCATCATGGTCAAACAACTTAAGAACAGATACTCAGACCTCGTTACCTCACGAAAATTCATGGTGGGAATTGACAGATCCAAAATGAGGTTGTATGATGTTGCTGATGATGCTTCTGCAAT